CTTACATTGCCAAGCTGCGTTTGCACTTTCTTCATTTCAGGAACGGCATTCCCGACAGCATTCATTTCAAACGTGAGTTTTTCAACTGCCATCTTTTTCTTCTCGCTCCTGTTTTATATTAAAGTACGCGATCCACTCATTGTATTCCGAAACGCTTATTTGTTCTATTTCTTCAATGGTCTTGTGTAATAACTCAGCCAATGCAACCAAATTAAAACGGAATGGATCGCTCCTTAATTTTTTTCCTGTTCCTCTACCGATACGCTTTCAAATATAGCACCGAAAACCTTTGCAATAACATTTAATGGCTCACCCATTAATATAAATTTATCGCCAACATCGAAAGCCTTTTCGCCGTCTTTATTAAGTGCTTTCAGGATGATCATGTCAACCATCGCATCCATAGTTGGATTATTAATGAAGTCTTTATGCTTCTTTTGTATTTTGGACATATCCCTTGCAGCGACATCAGTGAAGAACAGGACTAGAGGTTTATCCTCTTCACCCCATTCTTCAACTTCGAAAGAACCAAGTTCTTTTTCTGCCCTTTTTGCCGCTATTTTTTCAGCTAATGACATTTGATTAGACCGTTCCGATTGTTAATGCGCCTGTTAATTGAAGTTCTGCATTAAGTGTCGCAATGCCGTCCATTGTTGTGCCACGCTCGACAGAAGTAACGATAAAAGTGCCTGTGTATTTTGTATCGCCGGTGTCTGTACCTTCAACGTAAAATTCACAATCAACGCTATCACCTTGCACTAAGTCCTGTTGAACAGCGTCATCAGGGTCTAGGTAAAGTGACATTGATGCAGTGCCGGTTGATAAACCTTTGACATAAGTGCGATTAGTATCACCCATGCTTGTGTTTTCAACTGCATCTGTAGTCATGGTGACTGTCCAGTTTAACAATTCACCAACTTGAGCGACGGAACCACCAGAAGTAACCAACTTCACGCTGCCGTCTGATCCGAAATATGTAGCCATATTAAAACTCCTTTACTTGGCCGTCTCTACATCATTAATAGCTGTAACATATCTGACCTGATAAGTCAGCTTTGCCACACCTAAAATTTGATCGGCTTCCCCATCAAACTGAATTTCCGTTGAAGTTAGCACTGAACTTTTCGCAAGTCCACCAATGGTAAAATCACCGGCCATTGCTTCTTCAACTTGAACCGCTATCGCATCACAATCATCATCGAAGGTGCTTGTCTCTCTTACATAAACATCAATCTCCAATGACAATTCGCGGTTCATATCCGTAACACCGGCCTGATAGCGTTCACTGCTTTCGCTTCCAGTATAAACGCTGATTGCTGGTAATAATGCTTCATTTAAAGGATGCACTCTCGTCGTAAACACACGGCTGCTTACAAGCGTCACCGCTGTTGTGAGAGTTGTCGCTACTGCATCCCTAATCTGTTGTCTAACGTGTGCCATCTATTGTTTCTCTAATTGGATAGTGGTCACGCCAGTTCCATCATGCAGCCAAGCAATAATGTTATAAGTGGCTGAATTAACCACCAGTGTTTGCCCTGCGGCTATGCTAGAAACGTCTGTGGTTCTGCAAGTGAAACGCGGTTGCTCTTGATGGACTTGTGCAGTTCCACCGGCATCCATTGGCACTGTTTCATTGTCAAAAATGCCGATAAGATCAGCCGATTGATAAGTTGCTGTTGTCGCAAAATCCTCAATCGCAAACAATGAAAGCAGATCATTTGCAAAACCTATTGCCATTACTTATCACTTTCAGGCGTTTCTAACTTTTCTTCTGACTTCTTCAACCCGACTGATCGAGTGGATTTCTTGGCTGTCTTAGCCTTTGGTTTAGCCGCTGTCGCTGCTTCAGCATAACCGCGTCTAATTAGTTTTTCAGCTGTGTTATCCGGTAAGTCATGCTCTTCACCCACCATCATGTTTCCACCAAATCCAGTGAAACATTTCTGTAAAATCTTAACCTTCATAATATTACCTCTAACTAGGGATGGAAGGGCATTTCTGCCCCTCCGATTAACTTATTAAGAGTGGTCAACCTCGTTTGTGATACCGAAGCTAACTGCGTTGCGAACACCAACGTCTAGTTCTGCGTGTAGAACCATGCGAACAGTTCCGGCACGAGAGCCAGTATATGGGTCAACTAGGATTGATGGTGCGCCAAACTGAGCAATGATCAACTGTGAGAAATCACCGAAAATCAATGCAGAAGCGTCATTGCCGCCATCACCTGGATCAAGTGTTGTTGGCACGTTTGAGCTAAATGCAGCCGGATAACCGTAGATGTTATTCCACGGATCATTCAACAACATTACGCTGTCTGTTGACGCAACTTTAACAGTTTGTGACATCTTAGCCTTAACAGATGGGTGTGATAAGAACCCTGCCGCATTGCCGTTGACAATACCGTTGTCCTCTTCAACCAATTTCACAAGTGCAGTGATGTCAGCCCATGTTAGAGCCGCAACGTCTGTGCCTGTTGAAATGTCTAGGTCATTCACGCCTGATGTGTTCAAGATACCTGTCGGCTGCCCTGATGAGCCTGAACCTTGGATAGCATAGAACTCTGTTCTGTCTGCCGCTGATGCAAGCAAGTCATTCTGAATAACTTGTTCAATCGCCGGAACGCTTTCCATCATCAACAAACGTGACAAGTCAACAAATGCGCCCATTGTTCTAGGCTGCAATGTTACACCGCCGTCTGTACCGGCTCCGTCAGCAACATCTGCCAATTCTTCAACGAATGCAGCATTTGCACCTGTTGCAACTTTTGGCATTTTGATGCGGCCTGTTAAGCCTGTCATGTATGTTGCGCCAAGACCGCTTAGAACTTGTCGCGCTCTAAGTGCTTCAATGAACATATCGCCGCGATGTGCAGTTGGTACGAAGTCATCAAATACAACTTCTGAACCTGAACCGCCTGTTGCCGCTGTTGATAACGGACCACGCTGTTGCCATGCGAAATCTGGAACGTAAATCCCTTCTGCCTCGCGTCCAACACGCTTTGCAATCTCGTCATTCATTTCACGCTCGAAACCGGCTTTGCGCCAGTCGTTTGTGACTTGAGCCTGAACCATACGGCCAAGCGAATATTCACGCTTTTCCTTAACAGGTACGTCAACGGCTGCCGGAGCAACGTCAAGTGGCTTGTCTCCGATTGCGTCAAGTAGTGAGCCACGGAACGCATCCACGCTCATGCCTTTTGCAATCGCTTCATTCCCTAAATCGCGCATATTGTGCTTTGCTGCGATTGTAAGGATTTCTGCATCATTCTTTCTTGCTGCCTTCACTGCTTCAGCTTTAACAGCATCCAGATTGATGTCATTTTTGACTTCTTCAGTCATAGTTACATCCTCCATAGATGGTTGAGTTTTAGGTTCTGCCGGAACAGATCGGCCAACACCCACCAGATTTGACTGATCTGCCGGTACTGAAACGATGCTGATTTCCATAGGTGTGGTGGCAACCCGATAATAATCTTCCGGATCGTCATCACGGTTTATTCGGCCATCAATTCGATAGCCTACACTGATGTTTTGTCTGATGCCATCAGTAACATCATCGAACACTTCAGAAGCTAAGGCACTTTTTCCAAAACGCACTTCTGCACGGAGACGCCGTGCATCTTCATCGAGTTCAACCCTTTCGACTACACCGATTTGCTTTTCCATATCATGATCTAGCAATAATGGTGCGCGTCCACTGTTTAAGAAGTCTAGGCTCATACTTTCCTTAGTATGATCAATGACCTCCAATCCGAATGATCTTTCCACTGGCTCTTCTGTAGAAACGCCGACTTTCACACGTCTGGCATCTACATCAATCGCCTTATCTTTCTTGTCCATATGATGAAACCGTTTAGACATATCTTCACGGCTGAAACGCTCTTCTTGCATTTCTTCTTCTTCATCATCATGGATTTTTGCGTATGTAATAACATAAGCGTCATCTGTTTCTTGAATGTCAACAATATGACGTTCTTCCATTTCTTCAAATAAATCGTCTGCCATATCTTCGCCTCTCTTCGAACTCATTGGATGACCTTTAGGCAATAAGTCAGTGTCATGTTTTCCTGATCTGAATTTACCATTTCTTAACGCATAAAGAAAGCTGTTTACCCTAGCATATGCCCACTGTTCTGGACTGTTGACGCTTGGCCGGACACTTTCCGGATTGGTTTTATATGCTCCAATCCCTCTATTAAATACCGCTGATAGTGTTCTTAAATTAGTTCTTTTGGTGGCTGCATTGCCCACCTTTTCATTATGATCTTTGACTTTATTGCGTAATCCTTCACGAACAGCATCAGTGATTTCCCGAACCGCTCTTTCTTCTTTCTCCAAACGATCACGAATATTCTTTGACCACCTAAAACCGGCATCGCCACCCCATAAAGCCCAAGCAATGCGGCCATTTGACGGATAGCCTTCTTCACCCTGATTAAATCCTTCAGCCTGTTTATCAACCTCATGTCGGCTGAAAAAGCTGTACATTCTGATCACTGTATCTTCTGACAGTTCCTTGTCGTTAACAATATCCCTTGCTCTAGCAATACCGACAGCCGTGCCACCGCGTCCAAACTCGCGCCGCCAATCTAAACCGCGTTGGGCATCCTCTTTCATTGCTTGTGTCGGTTTATATGTCGCCATCTGGATCGCTCACTTCAGGTTGTGCCGGTGCTTTCTGGCCAAACGGTTCAAATGCCATGCTCAAACCATATCTTTCAGCCATTTCTTTGTCTGATTGGATTTGTGCGAACAGTTCTTCAACATCGCGCCCATAATTTGCCGCAATATCATTCATGCTGATGATGCCATTTGATAATGCTGTCACGTTTGCATTTATTTCCCTTTGTGGGTCAACCCAAGAGAAACCGCGTCCTCTAAAATGGATATTATCGCTGAATTTATCAAATTTGTTGACCGGAATGGGAATATTACCAAACGTCAATGCACTATCGAGCCAAGCACGAAAGACCGGTTCGCAAAAATGCTGAATGATAAATGACTGCAATGTTTTATAATGATCGCGCTCTTCAATCGTGCCTTGACGGATAGAAGAATAAGAAACGCCCTTCAGATCGTTTGATAGGCTTGTATAACTGACATTCAAACCGGACGCGATCCCTCGCAAGACAGCCTCTTCAAATGCTGCAAATGCAGATGTGGGATGTGCCGGATCAATCATCTTGAAATCATGGCCACTTGGCAACTGATAGACAGAAGCCGGAGCCATATCGATCACTGGCACTTCATCTTCAGTCTCATCATCGCCAATAAACTCATCACCGTCCGGTGTTGTGATAATCCCGAACTTAGCGGCTGCCGCTCTAGCGGCTATCAACTCAGCTTCACGATACCCATGCAACATTTTGAGTGAAGCAATCGCCGGAGCCATAAACGGTTCTCCACGGCTTTGGTGTGTCCTCTGAGGTATGAATAAATGCAACATTTCCCTAGCCGGAACACGAATATGCTTCCTGTTGGCTTTGGTGGCAAAATTCAGGCTGTCATTTGGATGTGAAGTAAGCACATAATACGCAACCGGCTTGTGAAACTCATCTATTTCAACACCCATCCGGATCGCGTTGCCATTATCAGCCTTGCCGTTCTTGCCCTCATCAATCAGATCGCTTTCAATGAACTGCAAAGAGAAACCATCACGATAACGCCGGTTCTGCACGAACTTAACGAAAACTTCACCGTCTCGCGCCAAGGTTTCAGCCACATATCGTTGGGCATCTAGCCAAGACATTCGGCCAGTTACGTCACAATTTCCCATTCTACCCCAAGAACGAAAAGCATTCTCTAAGATGGT